ATTACTAACTCTTTTTTAGTTACTACTTTATTGTTTTCTAATATGACTTTTGATAGTTTCATAATCGTTAATCTAATGGACCATAATCACCTCGAGACATTGCTTGTCCGAATTCTCGAGACTCTTTTGTATCAATTGAAACATAAATTGGATCTTTAGATGCACCTTTTGGCCCTATACTGTAGTAAGAGCTAATTCTGATGCTTTCTAGTTCATGACCTTCTTTTTCATGCTCATCTACTACCTTATTGACTAAAGTATAAACTTGTTTTTTCCAGTTTCCTTTTGGTTTAATCCTAGTAGTTGAAGTATTGAATATATCTGTATCGGTAGGAACATTTATATACTCTATACTGTTTGGCATTCTATCTATAGCGGATTTAAAATCTTCTAAAGTATCAGCGTTACCTAACCAGTCTTCAGAGTATTTTTCACCATTGATAGTAGAATAGTCTTCTTTAAAGCCTTCAAGTATAATACTAGACAATTTCATAATTAACAGCAGGTACAAGAACAATCACAAGGATCGCAGTTACAATTTTTACAATTACAGTTCATATTTTATAAATTTTAAGTTCCAAATCACCAGTTCCTTTTATAAGCCGATGATATGTTTCTTTTGGTATAAATAGTTTGTTTTTAGTTAATTGTTGAGGAAACTCGTTATCAAGTTGGAACTTCCAGTCAGTATTATGCGTAGATTCAATATACCTATCTTCTTTATCTCTATGCCAAACATATTCAAATGAAGGAGTATCGTGAGAAAACTCTCTCAAAACATATCCTTCTTTTTCGTTTAAAGTTTCGTTATAAGGTCTAGCCATTAATTATATTCTGATAATTTTCTTCTGCTTCATTCCAGCAAAGTACCTCAAAAAAATTATCAATATAATCACCTCTTTGGCTTTTATGTTTTAGATAGTATGCATGCTCCCACACATCCATACCTATGATAACCTTTCCTTCTTTACTCATTAATGGGTTGTCTTGATTAGGAGTAGAAGTTATTTTTAATTCCCCATCATGGTGTATTAACCAAGCCCATCCTGAGCCAAATTGACCTAATCCTGCTGCTTTAAACTTTTCTTTAAAGTCATCGTAAGAACCAAAATAGTTTTCTATTTCTTCTTTTAATTCACCAACTGGTTGTTTTTCAGGTTTTGGGGATAGTAAATTAAAGTATAAATTATGATTATATACTCCACCTGCGTTATTTCTTACAGCTGAATCATATTGATCTATGTTATCAAAAATTTCTGATAGAGGTGTAAATTTACCTTCTAGTGCTTTATTTAATTTAGTAACATAGCCTTTAAGGTGTTTATTGTGATGCTCCTCCATAGTTTCTTTATCTATATGGGGTTCTAGAGCATTATACTTATAAGGAAGTTCTAATAATTTAAATTCTTTCTGTTCGAACAATATATCTTTTAATTTCATTTTACCAGTATCCTGAGAAGTTAGAGCTACCGCCTAGAGATTTCCAGTAACGGCCTATATTACAAGACCAGTATCCTGCTTTAGTCTTATCTTTCTTTTGAGCACATTTATGTCTAGCTGCAAAGGATGCTCTTGCTCCTTTCTTTTTAAATTTAACTGAAAGACCAGTATCTCCGAATGATACTTTTTTAACGTTACCTTTTTTAGACTTGACATATACGTAGAATTTTTTACTACCGCCTCTTTTAGGTTTATTAAGTTGTACTTTTTTACCTCTGTACTCAGCTTCGGGTATGTAATCAACACTTGATTTAAGCATATCAAAACCATTATAGTCAAATGTTTCGTTTTGAATTGAAACTGCTTTTCTAAACCTTTCCATGTTTATGTTACCCCCTATAGACTCTACTAATTCTTTTACTAGATCGTAATCGACCATTTCGTCTAAAGAAGCTGCTTCATCAATTGTATCTTCGTTTTCAAACATTTCGTCGATGACACAACCGATTTCAAACAGAGGATTATATTTAGGAGAAACCATAGGTAAATCTAAAGGTACTGTCATACCATTATATTCTCCATACTCTCCTATATCAGTATTCTCTACTAAGTACTTATCTTCTTCGTTAAGCTGTATTTTTCCGTCGCTATGAGCTTCTCTTGCTTCTTTGAATAGGTTAATAAACCCTTCGCTTGAATAACGGTAGACATGCTCATGTAAAGAGAGACCATTTTTAATATGATAGCTCAATGACGGGTACCCTACTATTTCTTTTAATTTTATCATCCGTTTAAAAATTTACTTATTCTTCTCATAGCATAATCATCTCCATAGTTACCTGCCATCCAGTTGTTATGTACATAGTATATAACATCTTTTAATCTTTCTGGGTGTAATCTAATTCCTGATTTGATAATATCTTCTAATTCTTTATTAAAGTCGTCGTCATCGTTAGACATTCCTTCTTTAATATTTTCATCCATTTCTGGGTGAAATAATAGTTTTATTACCTTAGCTTCTTTTGCTACTGACTTGCCGTCTATTTCTACTTCGATAGGGTATGGTTCAAATTTATCAGCCCAGTACGCTATATCGTAACTCTTATCTTTATTATTAGTAACTAAAAGCCCTCTATTGTATTTATCTTCTTCAGCTTGAAGAACCATTTCTTTATCTATAGGTAAAATCATATCACCCATAAGCTTTATGTTACCTTCTTCGTAACCATCTCCATGGCCGTCTTCGTGTAAAATTATCTTACTTAGTTTCATTTAAAAAATCTTTTCTATAGAATTTACCTAATATATTATCATTAATATACTCTGTATCTCTTTCTAGTACTTCATTAATAAATAGCTCTTTACACTCATAATAAGTTAGTTCTTTCTTACTTTTAACAAATGATAGTATGTGTCTTTGAAAAGCCATAGGTCCATCTTTATCTAATAGCCTTTTAATTTCTAAATGGGAACCATAATAGTCTTTCCAATCTGATTCCTTAATTACCTTTTGCTTGAGGGGTACTCTTCCCTTAATTCCTTTTTTAGCTCTTTCTTCTCTCAAAGCTTCTAAGGCTCTTTTACCTAATCTTTTATTTCTTTCAAAGTATAAAACTTTTTTACCTATGTACTTTTTACCTGAGGGTTTATGAGTAACTTTATAAATAAATCCATAACTGCCTTCGGGCATATCATCAATGTGTGAAATAAATTGACCTTGATAGGTCCATGTAGGGATTGTAACCATAGTCTATAATTTAGTAAAAATTATTTAAATAAACAACTTATTCGAAACAATCTGATTCTGAACAATTTGCTATTACTGAATCTGTGGTGATAAATCCGCTTACAGTTAAAGAAGTATCTCCTATAATTTCACCGCATCCAGTAACACCAGAAGAACAGGCACCTGATTTATATTGTACTATATTTCCAACGCTAAATGAAGTTGATAAGATTGCTGTGTTACCGTAAATACATCCTTGAGTTTTAGAAACGTTAGTAATAGTACCTGTTGTACAATCCTCTACTTGCCAGTAAGGATTTCCTTTACCTGGGCCTCCTCCTCCAGCTGGGGATTTAGTAGGAGTTGGAGTTGGTGTAGCTGTAGTACTAGTAGGTGTAACAGTATTAGTAGGAGTGTAAGTAGGAGTATGCGATATAGTTGGAGTTAATGTAGGAGTATAAGTAGGAGTAACGGTTGGTGTAACAGTATTAGTTGGTGTAGGAGTTACATCACATGCAGCTACAGAATCAATATGACCTGTTCCGGTTATAGTAATATAAGCATTTTGAGGTCCAGCTCCGAATCTACCAGAGGTATCTACGTATCCGAAGTAACCTCCTCCTGTTGCTGTTGTAGTACCTTTCTTAACTAAATCATTTACTTCAGGATAGTTATCGGTTCCATTGCTAGCACCTTTAATTAAATTAACTGCATAATCATAATTTCCTGATCCAATAGCATCACAAGCAGGTGTAACATTATTATCTCCAGCGTTTAATCCAGTCCAACTTGCGTTAGATGTAAATAGAGTCATGGTAGTTGCATGTACCGATGGAGTAACAGTCGGTGTTACGGTCTTAGTAGGAGTATTAGTTGGTGTTACAGTATTAGTTGGTGTTACAGTCGATGTAGCTGTTTTGGTTGGTGTAACAGTTGGTGTTGCAGTAGGAGTATCAGATATTGTAGGAGTATTAGTTGGAGTCTCAGTTGGCGTGTTAGTTGGTGTAACAGTATTGGTTGGCGTGTTAGTTGGAGTCCTAGTTGGGGTTACGGTACTTGTAGGAGTATTAGTCGGTGTATCAGATATCGTTGGAGTATTAGAAGGAGTTATACTAGGTGTAACAGAATTAGTCGGAGTATTAGTCGGAGTATTAGTCGGAGTATCCGATATCGTTGGAGTATTAGTCGGTGTTAATGTTGGGGTATCCGATATTGTCGGTGTTACAGTACTTGTAGGAGTATTAGTTGGAGTCTCAGTTGGCGTAACGGTAGGGGTTGCGGTATTAGTTGGAGTCTCGGTTGGTGTGACAGTACTAGTTGCTGTATTAGTAGGTGTCTCAGTTGGTGTTACTGTACTTGTAGGGGTGTTAGTAGGTGTCTCAGTTGGCGTATCAGATATTGTTGGCGTAATAGTTGCTGTAGGAGTATTAGTCGGTGTATCAGATATAGTAGGAGTTACTGTAGCAGTTGTTGTAGGAGTAGGAGTTGCTGTATCAGATTTGGTTG